GGTGCGTCACTATTCTCCCTATCCACGATGACGTCTGTGTATGTTGTGCCTGGAGCAATGCGTGCCGCACCTGTCCATAACGATATCATGTTACGAAGCTTCGCCGCGCCCTTGCCGTAGAGGTCTATGTCTACACGAGAGAATAAGGCCGGGTCTAATTCGCCACGGTTAAATGTGTTGTTAATCGAGCGCAAAGGCATAGGTTACCTTCTTCTTGTTTTGTATTCGTATCGAATATCAACGTAAGGATTGGAGCGCATTGTGCTTGATGTTGAGTTCTGGCCATCAGCAAACAGGGCTCGCGAGTGCCACAGGTCTCGGTCAGCGTTGATTCGTGCAACCATCCTATCGGAGTTTGTAACACTGATAGCTAGCATGGATGCAAGTTGCTGGGTGATGTACATCGAGAATGTAGGTGGCCACTTAGACACGGGTACGCTCTTAGAGTATACGGCTGTCAGTGTCGAGCTACTGCTTGTTGTTAGAACCCTATTACCAAACACGGTGTACTTAACAAAGGGGTCGATGTACAAAAGCATAAGTAAGTCGGCTGGCATTTCCCAGTAGTAGGACCAGTTATCAAACGTTGGTGTCAGTGTCGTCAGCGTGCCCATCTCTTGATAAGCCAAGGCAAAGCGCCATCGGTTTGATCCAAGCTCACCAGCAACGAGCATGCCTAATAGCGCACTACCATCCTGGGCGAAAGGTCCGCCAGCATCCAATGTATTGAATGACTGCTTGCCGAGCAATGTTGCCGCATTACTTATGATTTCAATTTCAGTTGTTGGTTGTGTTAAAGCCATAGCAACCTCAAGGTAAGTGCGGGGATTTCTCCCCGCATTTAAAGTTTATTACTTACGCAGTAGCAACAACCGAATACCAAAGATGCATAACCATAGCGCTATCACCCGTTGTAAATGCTTGGGTAATGTTACTTAAGTACAAGCCTTTGTTAACACATGTTGAGAATGGTTGCTTAACAACACCACCTTCAAATGCATTGGCTGTTGATACAGCATCAGCAAAGTCAGCCGCAGCTTGGGTTGTTGATGCAATGATACCTGCACCATTAACTGTGCTGTCATATTGAATTGCAGCAACTCCGCCCGCAGCATACTGAGCAGCACCGTAAGTCATTAACAACTCTGCGCGATGCAAAGTAATCAATGTGTTGGCGCCTTGAGCAGCAAGCAACAACTTAGGAGCAGCGTACATGCCGTTGAACTCAGCTGCAGTAATAGCAACAGAAGCATATTGCATCAGCAAGTTAGACGAGCGAACCACAAGCGTAACGTTGGTTGTGATGCTTGAAACAGTGTATGCCCCAGCCGCATCGTTACCACTAACTTCGATGATGTCACCAACTTGCAACGGTCCAGCTTCAGAGCCGCTGGTTAAGTTTTGTTGAAAGCTGTTGAAGTAAGCACTTGCAGTGATGGTAGCCAAGGTTTCATTTGTACCTGTAGACGTACCGTTGTAAGTCCAAACTTTTAAAGCATCTTCATTAGCCGATGTACTTACTCGACCAAGATTATTAATTGTAAAAGCCATGATGTAATCCCCTTAAACTGTGTAGTCAATTTGAACGAGGCCGCGTGGGTCGATAACTGAGCAACCCGCTTCCATCCACATGTTAATTAAGAAAGATGTTTTAACATTTTCCCAAGAGATATCGCCGCCCAAACGTTCGTTTGAAGCATAACCAACAGCCATCTCATTGAACATGTAAGCTTGGCCTGAAGTTAAACCACCTTCGTTCATGTCAGGCATAACAAGGAAGTTGATACCAAGTAAGGTCATACCGTTTAAGCCATCAGACTCAAGCGCTTTTTTGTTTACGAAGTCAGAGTTGATTAACTCGTTCTCATTCAGCAAATCTTCTTCAGCATCAGCGTCGATAACCAAGGTACGTTTACCCATGTTAGCAGACCGCTTACGCATGAACTTGTGAGCTTCACGAAGTTTGTCATATGTGAATCCAGTTGCTCCGCCGTTAGCTACAAGCGCGCCTTGCGTTGTAGAAGGTGTTGCACTGTAGGTTAAGGCTTCAACGGTATCGATGATGATTTGGTCAGTACGGCGACCGATAGCCCAAGCAGCCATCTTAGAATATTCTTGAACAGCGTTGACAGCAATCTTGTCTTTGAAGCTACGGTCAGCGTATTCAGATGCATACCAGTCTTCCAACGTAACGGTTACGTCACGGTTAGAAATGTTCATTGGTGTTACATCGTCTTGAGGTGCTTTTTGATTAGCCATACCTTCGCCGAACACTGGGAAGTGAACGATAGAACCTTTGGTTCCTGTCTTGGTACGGATAGTATTTTCAAGCAAGAAGCCTTCGCTTTGAAAGTCAGCGTGAGCATCGCTTAGGAATTGTTCGATTTCAATGGTGCTTAAATTCAATGACATGATTGTCCCCTAAAAATTAAATAAAAAGTTCGTTTAATTCTCAGGGTATCCAAGTCTTTTTATGGGCGGCGAACCGGTATCCACGTATAACTCAGGCCTGTTAATTACCTGTAATTATAACACAACCGGTCGCAGCTTGTAACTAATTGATTAACCCTTACCCCTCAGTTCTCTGCCTCTTGAGTCTCTAAAGCGTCGCGCAAGTTCATCCTCATAGTTCTTGTCTTCAACGCGGATGTTCTGTTTAACTTCTTTACGATATTTAATCTTATCGTTCTCAACCTCACGAGACGACTCGAACCGTACGGCCTCGCCTGTTGCGGAGCTTGGTACATTCGTAGAAGGGGCGGCCATCAAACGCATGTGATTGAACAGCTTGAAGTCGGCAGCACTCATCAGCCAGTTGTTCTGAACCTGGGTTCGTTCTTCAGCGGTAAGGTTGCTTTGCATCCACTTATCAACGTCGTTGTAAGTAGCCGCATCGTTCTCTGTTAATTCTTTCTTGAGGTTTTCTTCGAACGCTTTCATCATGCTGACGTTGGCTTCTTGATATTGTGTTACAAGATTCTTAAAGCCTTCTTGTGATAAACCAATATCTTTCAAGGCTGGCATGAGGTTAGCAACAAGCGGGTCGTCCTTGGCCACACCTTCAATACCCTCGATGCTGTAATCATCTGAGGGCGCACCCCAGTTCTTACCCATCTTCTTTTGTAATTCGAAAGCAGACTTGGCTTGCTCTTCAATGGATTTGTATTTGTCCTTCATGAACCATTCGGGGTGCTCGGGCTCTGCGGGAGCTTCTGCGCTCTCTTCTGTCGTACCTTCTTGCGTAACCGCTTCAGGTGCAGATTGTTCCGTGACAACATCGGAAGACACCTCTTGTGTTACCTCCTGTGTAACTTCTTGAGTTACTTCAGCTTCACCAGATACTTCACTTACTTCTTCAGACATCAAATCACCCTCTTGTATTGTTTAGACTCTGCCGTTTTGGCTGGTGTATTCATGTAGTTTTGAATTCCAACCGTGAACGACCTAAGCATTTCATTCTTGCCTTCGTTGAAGTAAGCCCATGATGGTTCCATGTTTGGAAATGCAACAGGGCTTCTGAAAAACTTCTGCTCCATGTGCTCCAGCAACTCTTTGCCTTTGGGGTTGCTATGGAATACCTCAAAGCATAATTGATTAAACTTATTGAGCCACTCTAATTCTGAGCGCACCTCTGTTCCACTAGGCATTGATGTCTACTCCTGTTTGTTGCGCTTGCTGTTCTGCTACCTGACCTGCGGCTTGCTGTAATTGCTCAAGCTCTTGCTTGGGTTTAATGTTCTTCATCTCAACACCCTGGTTCTGCGCAATAGACTGGGCAACATTAACAGGGTCAAGCACTGCTGTTGCAGCCTCAGGACCAACCAATGAAGCGTAAGCTTGATAGAAGCCAAGAAGGTTTTCAGTTTTAATTTTACCTTGCGATGTCATCAGCGGCGTCTCGAACGACATATCCATTAGTTCCCCGTCAACACTCAGGAGCTTTTCTTTTATGACTGGGTCAATGGCTGCGAATGTTTCAGGCATAACTTTATTCATAACCCATAGTGAGCGCTTGATGGTGGGGATAAAGAACTCAGTTTGGAGTCGAGGAACCATCGCACTAAAGCTTTCTAAGTTCTCTCGGTATCTTATCTCGGACTCAGTTGCTGTACGGTCAGGAGCTGATACAGCGCCAAGCGGGAATGCAAAAAGTAAATCATTAATCTGCTGCCTGAAATCATTAATCAACAACGAGCTGAATTGGATGTTTCCGCCACCGGGGAACTGCTGTATAGGCCACTGACCCATAGCCATTTGAACAGGTACCACAGCGCCAGGCCTTGGTGTAAAGGTCTCAGTGTTGAACGCTGAATCACTTGCTGCCATGTACATTGGGTTAGCTGTGAAGGCTGCGGCAATCAATTCATCTTCAAGCGCCTTGTTAATCGTGGCCGCTGTTGGGAATGCTTCAAGCGATGGACCACGCCCACGAGTCTCGCCTGCCATCTTACGCATGCGGTACACAACCCAAGGCCATGAAGGGCTAGATTCTTCTAGCAAAACATCTTGCGCATCAGTAAGCACAACGTACTTGTAGCGGTTCTTATCATCCGCGTCGTGATCAATCCAAGCCGCTTCCCAAAGATTAATCTTTTGGTCTGCTTCTTTGTTGAGTTTCTCGACGTCTGCTTTGGGCCACATGGCTTTGATGTTTTCAATCTTGACATCCATCCAATCCCTGAACACCGCATCAATACCACCTTCAGCATTACCCTCAAGCATAACGTGACTTGCTGGTACGGCTTCGAACTTCAGTGGGTTCTTTCGATTGCCCTCGTTGATAGCAATCGTCCCGGTAGAGATAAGCACATCACTTAGGCTCTCACTGACAGCAAGATAGAAGTTAGAGCGGTTGAGAATCTTAAAGAACTGGTCGGTCATCTTCTGTGTGGCTTCAAGCGCTTGCTGGTACAGGTCGCCATCTTCAGGGCCAAAGCTGTCGCCTGGCTTGAACTTCATCCACTGCTGGCCTTGAGGAACCATGCCCATCAACATCTTATCAACGAGCTTCTTGTGTGCAATGGGTAGTGTTAAGTCGTAGATATCGCCGTTGTATTCCGAGCCCTTTGATACACTTCCACCTAGTCCGCCATTCTCAAATGGATTAAAGTTTGGTGTGGCATAGTGATAGGCTGTCTCTAGCAGGCTTCGCCACTGGTCAAGGTCGCCTTTGGCTTTGTTTCGCCTCCTAGACACACGACTCACGTCAAGCTTTGGCTTGTTCTTCTCGCGAATCTCATCGAACATTTTGGACTGGTCGCGCTTGCCGAGTAATTTATTAACGTCAACCATTAGCCTAGCACTCCTGTTCCACCAAGAGTTTGACCTTGAGGGTTAGCCGCAAAGAATCCAGTGCCTGCCGAGCGCAACGAACGAAATAATAATCGCTCTGCTCGCTTCTGGTCTCGTGCTTTTTGTTGTTGGAGTGTTTGAACCTGGCCTTGTAGTACTCGTTGCTCAGACGCTGCTTGATTGGCTGCTTGCATCGCCGAAAATTCTGAGCTAGCCCGTGCCTGTCCTCGTGTATCCGTCATGATTAATCACCTTTAGGTGTGGGGTGGTGTCCTTCATGAGTTTATTATACAGCATGTGAGGTGTGAATACATTCCACCAGTGCACGCCTAGAATATATTGCGCAACACCTACGCAACTTATCACCCCCGGCCTTGGGAATCTTGCCTCAAGCGTGGGGTAAGCGTGTATGTGAAGTATGGTTGACTTAGGATTTTGTTTTGCGAACTCAGGTATCATGTCAACATCTGGCGGCACGGGCAGGATGCTGCAACCCAACTCACTTCTGTTCGGGTCAATGCAAAGCCAGCCGCTAGATGTGCGCTCGATGATGAAGACGTGCAAGAATCCAGGCTTCATATATTTGCTGAACCGATACGACGTATCGCTATGGAAAACTAAGTACAAGTCTCTCGCAAGGTCTCGCATCAAAGTCTTACTTCAATCTGTATGATTTTCTGTGGGTTCGTTCCATGCGTAACTTTCTTCATAACTTTATCATCCTTGGTCACGATGATGCGGCTCGATACGTCGCTGATAATGCTTGAGTAGAGTCGGTCGACGCGCGCCTTTAACCCACTCACTAGCTCATACCCTCAGATTTTTTCCACTCCAAGCAAGACAGCTCTTCGAGATTAACAGGCTCTAAGCAGTAGATACACCGAACTTCAATGGCTTTTTCGCTTCCGCCTTTGGTCATGCTTCTTGTAACCATGTAAGAATGTTTACACTTAGCTGCGCTCTTCTTCTCTGTCATAACATCCCACCCAATAATAATCTTACGAAGTCTTCCAATCCGATGATAGCAAATACAGCAATCACTGTCTTCATCGCGAGCATCCCCATATCCCTATAGAGTTTTTTGCTCATCACCTTCTCCTGGTTGGTGTTGCTCTGTATGTCCTAGGGCGTCTAGGAGAGGCCCTACGGTCCTGGAACTTATTTATGGCATGGTCGGCAACCCTATGACCTGCGCCAGCGGCAGCGCCTCCTACGGCCCCAGCAACGGCAGCTTGTGCTAGGTGCTCACCGAGGCCGCCACCCTCGCGTACGACTTCATGCTTCACACCTTCGCTATCCGTGTAGGTTCTGACGGGCTGCTCTTGGCTGCAACCCGTTACAACAAAAAAGCAAACAGCAAAAAGAAAGGTGAAAGCTAAGGCTAATCTTTTACTCATC